CAATGACGTCATCGGTAAGCCATTGGAAGCGGTGCAGATACATACCCGATTCACGATTGACCACCTCGGGCGTCAATGCCTTGACTTGTGGATGGCTACAGTTGATAAACATGAACGATGACCAGTTCTTACGTGGATACAAATGCTGCGCCTTGTTGTCCATTTTGACGGCCTCGGCAGGCCGGTAATCGTGCTGTACCACAAAGCACGCTTTTGCCCCGTCCATGTAGTCGGTGATCGCGGCAATGTCCCCCCGAAAAAGAAAATCGCAATCGCAAAACAAGACCCAGCCGTCATACCCGGCGAGGTATGGGGTCAAAAAGCGCGTAAACGAAAACTCCGTAGACGACAGCGGATCATGCTCACGCCAGTAAAGTCCTCGTTCACGAAGTTCTGACTGCTTGATGGGCTGTATATCCACCGGGATGCTGGCGTGCTTCAAAATGCTTTTGCGGCATACCTGATACGCAATGTCCTCGCGGCTATCCCAGCCGACAAATACACGTAGGTCAGAACGGGATGGCGTCGTCATGCCAGTTGTCCTCGGTCATTTCGGTCTTGGCGGGTTGATTGGAACGGGTCACTTTGCCCTCGCCCTTGGCTTGGAATGACAGGCTCATGTATTTGTCGCCCGTCTTTTTGCTGGCCTTGATCCAGCCCGACACGTTGTAATCGACGTTGTTGATGACGCACGTACCCCGGTAGTCGGGCCTGCTGGCGTTCTCGCCCTTGTCGTTGCGAAACAGCACGCCTTTCATGTTCGGATCGTAATTCACAGTTTCAACTCCTGTAGTTTCGTTACTTTGTCGTCTAACTCTGCAAGGAACTTACGCACCTCGGTTTCCAACTCTGCAATGCGCTTGTCGTCACGCGGCACCCGCACGATGAGCAATTGCAAATGCCCAGGCAGGCGAGGGTCGTAAGATACGAAGTCGCACCACGGACGCCGGGTACACGCCATCTGCCACTGCATCTGGGTTATGTACTTGGCCGGCGGCTTGCCCGACAGAACGTACTCAAGGTGGGTGGCCGTGTTGGCACACTTGAATTCCACGCAGCCATCGCCCACCAAACCGTCTGGGGACGCGCCAGAGCCTGTAATGGCGGGGTGGTCAATAAACCCCACCTCCTCCACTAACTCGCCTGTACGGGCACTATAGGCGGCCCTAGCGTTAGGCTCCTGCTCGGTACCCCATTCCATCGCGGCGTTGCTGAACGAGGACGCTTTCTGCCCCGTCAGCCGTTCCACGATAAGGTCGGCCATGTAATTGTCGCGGGATGCGCTGTATCCGTTTTTTGTCTTGGCTACAACGTCAGCAACACGGCTGGCGGTGACTTTGCCCAACCGGGCGGTAAACCATTCGTCGGTGCGCTGTTCCATCACGCCAGTTCCTTCTTGCGGTTCGTAAAAGCGTCCATGTGCAACTGGCGGGCATCCACCGGCAGCGACTTGAACAACGCCGTGAGAGCCTCTGCGGAGTCGCAAGCGGCAATTTGGTCAAGCACCTTGGGGTCGGGCTTAATTCCACGCGCCTGTGCGGCCTCGGCGTCGTCGTCGGTCTGATACACCCCAACGATGGCCGCCAACGCATATCGGCGTGCGTAGGTAATGCCCGAGCCTTGCGCTTGCGGGCTGGCATCCTTGGTCAGTACCGGCATTTCGCCGCTGATCCATTCGCCACTGCTATGCAGCAGGGTCGTGACCAACATCAGCCCGTCAGTCGTGTAGCGGCTGGTTTGCGTAACCGCCAAATTGTTGTCGGTGAGTGGCTTGCGGCAGGCTTGCCACACCGACTCAAGGTCAGCGTATTTGGACTTGAAAAAAGGGTTGGCCGCGTCCTTCACCGCCCCACTGATTTGACTTTGCGCCTTTGCCAGCGCGGCGGCCAATGCGCCAATGGTTTCACTCTGCATGATCGTTCCTCAGTTGGTTGATTGCGTTATTACAAGCGTCAATGCGTTCTTGTTCCTCGCGTTCCTGCATCTCAAGGTCAAGTTGATGCCACCAAGAGGCGTCATCGTTACCCCACGGTTCAGCGTCCATCGACCACCTCCGCGTCACAACTGTGGCCGTCACAAGGCTCAACGATGCAAGCGATGCCGTAGAGGATGATGAGCAGGACGACTACCGGCCAAAGGGATTGCTGCTTATTCATACATCGCCTCCTCGGCAGCGGCGCATTGTTTGGCGAAGTCAAGTTTGCAACGGCGCAAAATTTCTTCGTATTCGGCTGGCGAAAAATAGCCGATGTCGGCGCGGACGCGGTACGGGTCGTAGTCGTTGCGATCAACGGCGCGTGTCGCCTCACAACCCTCGGGATAGCAGCCAAGCAGCCATACGTCAGTGACGTCAATGTTTGCGTCAAAACTGTATTCAATCTCGGCTTGCCAGTAGACGCCGAGGGCGTAAATTTTGGTTTCAAAGGTAGGCATTTCTATTGCTCCGTTGTGTTTGTCAACGAGGCCAGTTTAGCAACCTATACCCCCATGTCAATACCCCTATGCAAAAAAAGTTTAGGCCGCTATAGTGCCGTCCATGGACATCCAGAAGTTGTTAAAGCGGTACGGCAGCCAGTCGGCAATGGCCGATGCGTTTGGCGTAACCAAGGGCGCTGTCAGCCAATGGGTCAAGGCAGGGGCGATTCCTGCGGCCCGGGTATGGCAATACAAGGCAGGGCTGGTAAAGCCCCAGAAGGGCCGCTAATGCGGTTATACGGGGCCAGAAACGACAAAGCCCACCAAGCCTTTATGGTGGGCCTTGACGCGGCAGGGGGGCTGCCATTACGCTTGAAGTGCGAGTTAAGCGTGATGCGGACTGTATTGGACTGTTCTAGTCCTGTCAAGCACCCCACCACGCCCAACCTCTCGGGCATCTTGGTCGGGGAAACCACGCGCAAGATGACCTTAAACCTACACCGGGGCAGCCAACCTGTAGGTGCGCGGCGTCAGTCGGGAAGCGCAAATGGCAACGGGGTAACCCGTGAAAAGTAGCCGACAGCGGATGGCTCCGTCAGTCATCACTCCGCACGATCCACGTTAGGCGTACTCCGTCTCAACCGTGCGGATTCACCATCAGTCATCAGGGTTTTAAGAGGTTTATATGATAGAAGGTCTTGACCAGTCGGCATGGGAACGGTGGAAAGCGTACCGGACTGCGATACGCAAACCGATCAAACCAGCATCCGAACACGCCATGATGCTGAAATTGGTGAAATACGGCCCTGACCAAGATGCTGTTGTTAACCAGTCCATAAGCAATCAGTGGCAGGGGTTGTTTGACCTTCAGCGGGCAAAGCCGGTGCCGGGCGAAAAGCCGGTTAAGACCGACAAACAGATTGCTGCGGAAAACGAACGTTTTGCTGCCGACGAACACCGATGCGTAAAAGGCTGGGATCAGCGGTTGTCTGAACCCCTCGCCAAACTCAAATTGGCGGATGCGTTGTTTGCACGGTACATGGTGCGTCAGGATGAAATCGGCCATGAGGATCGCATTGAATGGCTGCGCGACCAGATGGCGGGTCTGCTGCGTGAGGCTAATGCGGCTAAGGTCTATGGCGACCCGCACTTACGTTCGACCGTTTGGCAGATTTTTGGTGACAGAGGCATTGCGAGGCTGAAAGAACGTGCGTCCGCTGAACAGTCGAAACCGAATGTGGTGGCAAATATGGCTAACACGGTGCATCAACGAGGCGCGGTGTGAGGTACGCAGCGAGGCGGGACGCGAACGACGGTCTAATCGGTCAGGCGTTGACAGCCGCCGGGTTCGTCGTCCTCGACTACGCCTCAAACGGCGGCGTACCGGATCGGCTCGTGGTGCGAGACTTACCGGACAAGAAACCGTGGATATGCTGGGTGGAAATCAAGGTCGAGAAGGGGAAACTACGCCCGAGTCAAGAAAAGTTCCAAGCGATATTTGAACCCCGCGGGGAGTTTTACGTTGCCCGTGACCCCGAGGAAACCGTCAGGGAATTGATGGAGCGGTATCTAGCCGCAATCAAGCCCGAGCAGTATCGCTGAACATGAGCAGTTTGCGGTGACCCTTGTAGTGGACGATGGCCGGGTCTGGGTGCTGGGCAAGGTACTCGGGCAGGCAAGCGTAGTGCGATTCGGGCAAGCATTGCACAGGCACTTGTTCGGCGTATTCTCGCAAAACCTCCTGATCGCCATACCAAACTTTGAAACGCTCTGGCAGCGCGTTGTACATATCGGCCAATGTTTCCCAAATAGCCCAATCGGATGTGATTGTGCAGCAGCCAACAAACGGGTAAACGGAATCCAATGTTCTGCCCGCATAATCGGAATAATCTTGACCGCGCTGGCGAGGGTTAAAGATCGCGTCACGATTAAATTCACGGCGCGTCATGGCTACCGGCCCCCAGCCTTTAAGCAACGCGCTCGGGCTAATCGGATGCCGGACGATCATGTCGGTATCCATATACATCGCAGGTTCAGTCAGTCCGAGTTCCGCAAACGCATTGGTGCGCCATTGCATCAGAAACTGCCGGTTACCCTCGGTCACGAACACCCGCGATACACCCGGTACAGGCGGGGTGTTCTTGTCGCTAACCTGAATGATGGTCGCGTCGGGGTTGTGGGCGCGAATGGAAAACACCATCGCGGT